GCCAAACACGTTTACGTTGAGTTTTTACCCGCGTGTCAGCAGATCTTGAGGTTTTAGTTGTCATGCTTGACCTCCTTTATTAACGTACTTTGCGTACTCTGTTAGTGGCACACCGAGCTTTTTAGCAATAGCGACTTGTGAAGGTGTGAGTCTCACAGTCTTGCTGCGTGCATTTTTAGAAGATGAACGATTTGCGCTTGCTACAGCCTGCACGGGTCTGTCATCAGCAGATGTATCATTCACTCCAGCCTCATTTTGACTGAACTTATGAGGAAACTCGTTTTTCATGCGTTTATCGATCTCACTATAGTATTCTTCTGACTTCGGGTCAAATCCTTCTTGTCCCACAAGTTTTTTATGAATTGCTATAGCTGTGTATGTCATGGCTTCGTCGTTTCCAAACCATGAGTTATCACTTGCCCATTTTTCAGCACGTGGATCAGGTGGAGCAGCAGGTGGTTGTGTAGGAGCGTCTGGTGTTTTGACCTCTTTACCCTCCTCTTGCTTTGCACTGTTTTTAGCTTCGCTAGCTCTTAGTCGCTCTGCGTCTATGGTTAGCTTAGTAAGCTCCTCTTGTGCTTCAACCTGAGCTTTGACATCGTTATCCGCAACAGCTTTTTGATACCTATCTTGTAAAGCTGCTTTTGAAATCTCTACTCTGTTTTTAAATTCATTTAGATAACCTGTATCTAAATCTTTATATTTTTTATCTAAATCTGTGTATTGTTTTTTAATACCGTCCGCATATTCAATCGCAGCTTTTTCACGTCTTTCAGCTTCCCGCATTTTTGCGGTCAACTTATCAATACGTTTTTTTACACTGTCGGAATATTCGTTAAGATCTTCTTCGTTAGATTGTTGCTCTTCTTGTTCGGGTTTAACTTCACGAACGGAAGATTCCTGTTCTTGTTCTTGAACTTCGACTTCGTCTTGTTTCTGTTCTTCTTTTATATCTACATCAACAGGATTGCCTGATGTATCTATATCTACCATTTTTTCCGGCATGGGCCATGACCTCCATGAGTCTATTTATATGTTGCATGTAATATGTCTTCCGGATCATCAATCACTGCTAAGACCTCATCATCGTTCAAAAGTCTTAACTCCCCACCGTCTATTTTAATCCTTGAGCCTGCGTACTTAGCAAAAAGAACCCAATCTTTTTCTTTGCACCAAGGGCCTTCAGGAAACCTTTCTTTATCTTTATATGCATCTGGACCAATTTTCAAGACTAATCCTACATTAGTTGTAAGTTGAATTTCTTCTTGAGCCTTGTCTGTGAGATGCACACCTCCCTTTGTTTTTCTCACACCCGTGTGTGGCATGATCAACATGCGCCAACCAGTTGGCTTTGGAAGCTTTTGCATGTCTGTCATTTCTTTAGCTTTCTCTTCTTTTTTAGCTAAATAATCAGGTAATATTAGTTTACTCATTTTCTTCGAACCTCTTCATTGTTTCTTGCATTTCTGATTTTGTTGATCTTAGTGCTTCTAGCTTGCCTGTCAAATATTTATATTCGTCCCAGTCCTTGACACCAGAAGTTAACATCTCTAATAGATCAGCTTCTCGTTCTTCAATTTGTTTTTTGAAGGTAGTAAATAATTGAAATATATCCACTATTTCTTTTTAGTGATAAGGCCCATCGCACCTTTTGCTCCCTTGATGCCGAAGCTCGCACTGCAGGCGATATATAAGAGGTGCTTATAGTAATCAGGGAGTGAGTGTAAGGCTTCAAAGCCCGCTTTTATATGTGGTGTCCATCCGGGTATGAAGACTGCCACCGCCGGAACCAACAGGCATATTAAAATTAGCTCGTCTTTCCAGCTCCCTTTCATTTGATCAACGGCGGAAGCTTCCCAACCAATCTTACCTGCAATCTGCTGTTCTTTGAGCGACTTCTGTGCTTTTATTTCAGTGAGTGCTAAGTCAGCTTTTGCTTTTTTTGTTTCAACAAAACCTTTGACCGCATTACCAACTAAGTTTGATAGGGGACCTACTAAGAGATTAAACATTAGTGATTACTAAGTAGATAACAACAACAGCTGCTCCACCAACTAACATCTTTCCTTTTTTATTTAATCTACCCCACCAATGAACTAGGTGGTTCCATTTCATTTTAATGTAATCCATTAGAATACTCCTTTAAATGGTTTCTTCTTTACTTGCACTGCCTTTTGACCTTGAGTCTTAGACTTTGCAGGGTCAACTGCAGGTGACTTGTAAGGAACTTTTTTACCGTCAATAACAGTATTATTATCTGTAGCTTTGTCCATTACTTTTTCCCCTTCCTTGCTGTTTGTGCTGCTCTTCTAAAGTTAGCTGCAGTAGGTGCACCCTTGGCACCTTTCTTACGCATCTTACCACCACGTTTTCTTTTGGCATGTATGTTTGCGTATAAACCTGGTCTAGACATTACTTTCTTTTTCTAATCAAAGGACTTGTGCCTTTAATCTGAGCACCGCATTTAATTAATCTACCTGCCTTAGCGCTGATTATTTCAACGTTTTGTGGACCTGTCTTTTTCTTATTCTTCTTTTTTTGTTTTTGTTGTGGAGTTTGTATACCAAACTTGTTTAACAATTTTGTAGTTGACGCACCCAAGTCTCCAACACCTTTGATCTTATTCAAGATTCGATCTTTAATAGTTTTAGGCACAGCACCTACAGCCCCAGGTGATAAATCTTTTAAGATGTCTTTAATCATCTCTTGAGTTTTCTTTAAATTTTCCAAGCTAGGAGTTTCGTCTGCAAAGCCTTTACCTATTGGACCTGTCTTTTCGTCTGCCATTATTTCCTCTTTTTAATCAAAGGACTTGTGCCCTTCATTTGCATTCCCACTTTAGCTTTTTTAATTACGCCACGACCAATGAGAATATCTTTCATTGTTACTTTGCCGTCTTTATTTAAATCTGGAAAACTTTTCTTTTTCTTCTTCTTTACTTGTTTACCTTTTTTTAATCCTTGAGCTTTTAATTTAGCGGTAGCTTCTGATAATCCGCCACCTTTAAGAAGTTTCATCTGTTTGGCTGATGACATATTTTCTGAGCCACCTGTAATCGCTCTAACTGCTTTATCATAAGCAGACTTTGGTAAAGTTTTGTTCTCGTAAGACCTTTTAAGAATGTCAAGAACCATTGATTGCATTCCTGATCCGCCAAGTTTTTTTAAATCATCTGCCATGTGAAAAAATTACATTATTTTTATTTTAATGCAAGTCTCCCCTTTTAAAGTTTGGGTCCATATTCATCTTTGCCCACTCGAATAATGCATCGGCTTCATCTTTGTTTAGGTACAACATATAGAGTTGCCGGACTATTGACAGGTATGCACTCGCAACTATCAACGGATCGAACTCTTCTGTGATGTATTGAAGGCTATTGTTGGTTTGATCACGAATAACGGTCTGCAAATCTTCTAATTGCTCTGGTGTAATCGCCTTTAATTGATATTTAAGCCCTTTTGGGACGAGTTTTTCCTGCTTTGGAGAGGGCGATTGCAACTTTTTGTTTTTGTGCTCTTTTTTTGCCATGTTTTTTCGCTGTTTTCTTTAAAATTTTAGGTGGATTGTCTTTTACTTCTTTAAAAGCTTTCTCAACGGACATTTTTCCGCCTTTTGCCCTCATTTGTACGACGTTTTTCATTAAAGTGTTTAAATAATTAGCAGGTGTTAGCCTTTTTTGTCGACTTTGCTTCTTTACAAGCTGTTGTAGCTGTTGAATTTGTTGTCTTGTAAGTTTTTGTTGCACCATTACCCCTGTCTCCTCTTTAATTGATCACGTCTAATAGCCATTTCTTGCCTATATTCAGTCATGTCCTCACTCGATTGTATCTTTTTTTCTGTTAAATCTCTATCTTGTTTTAATTTTTCTTGATCTAACTGAAATTGCATCATCGACTCTTGTGCCTTACGTTGTATTTCTGCACCACGAAGCTCTAGCTCTTTGTTTTTAAGCTCTACAATAGGATCTTGTCCTTGTTGTGTTAAACCTTCCTGTTCTTCTTGCACCATTTTGTTTGTTAACACTGCAATAATTTGTGCAATTTGATTTTCTGCTTCGTTTTGAATTTGTTGTAATATTTGTGGTGGAACTTGACCACCCATTTGTTGTGCGATCTGTGCTAATTGTTGTTGCACCACGGCTTGTATTTGTGCTCTTGCCGCTAATGAAATGTGCTCTGACACGTGCCCTTGTAAAATTGCAAGTATTGCAACTTGTGATTTGACTAAAACAGATGAAGCAAAGGATCTGTGTGCCTCAATGTGAGCATCGTGATTCTGTTGAATGTAAGCTTGTAACTGTGCACCTTTCAATGCTTTTGCATTTTCAACACCAGGATCTTCTGGCACTGGTTGACCAGGTATAGGTAAAATATTTTCTATTTGTTGAACACCTAAGGCTTCATACATCCTACGGTAAGCTTCGTACAGATTATGTAGTTCGGGTTTACTTTGAGCTAATTGTAATTGCATTTGAGCCATGGTTACTCTTTGAGAAACTGAAAATATGTTTGGATCAGATACAGGTAAGACATCTACTCTTTGATCAAAATCCATCGCCTTTACAAAAGAGTTGCCTCCCGCCACGTTGTATGGGTATGTCGGCGGTAAGTATGTTGCAAAAACTTTTGATAATAATTTAAACTCCATGCGCTGAGCATAATGTAATCTTTTGTGAATGGCTGACATGACTTTGGTGCCACGTTCTAATAAAGCCATGGTCGTGCCGACCGGCATTTCTTGACTGCCTCCCTCTGCTATTTTCATATCTGCTATGGAAGCGAATCTACGACCTGCATCAACACAAAAACCTAAAAGATTAAATAATGTTGCAGACGGCTCTTTGTAAGGAAGAGGTAATAGGGAGTCTCTTAGTATTCCGTTAGGTGCATCAACATCTCTAAACTCTCCTGGTTGTAGAGGTTGATCATCGTCTCTTATTCTGAAACCACGAGACTTGAACCCAGCAGGTAAATTTGACAATGTTCCTGAATCAAGCAATTGACGAAGTGCAGCAGTTGCAGTTCGTGTAAGACCACCCAACATGTGAATAAGACCAAAGCCATAGAAACCAAGACCGGGTAAGAATTTGTAATGAACAAAATATTGAATTTTTTTCTTAAGCGGATCAGACTTATTATAATTTCTATAAATAGATAATATTTTTCCAGAACCTTCATCGATAGTAACAATATACGGTACTTTAATGCCTGACTCTTCTTCAAAACCTTTTAAGTCTAACAAGACGTGCATCTCTAATAAAGTATAATCTTGATAGGATTCTTCTTTCTTTGTTCCTTCCATATCGTCATATTTTTCTTGAATATCATTTTCAGCTTCATAAGGATTAATTTCAACATCTTTATAAAAACCAGATACTTGTTGTTTTTTGATTTCATTTTCTGTCATCTTCACAACGTGAGTAACACGCTCTGCAGATTCCAAATCAGAAGTCATATATGGAACAACTAAATCCTCTGCCGCTACAAATTTAGATACGGCTCTGCTCATTCCACCGTCATAATAAATTTTCTTGAAAGCTGAACCGGCAAGAGGTAAGTGAAATAACATTTGATCTAACTCAGGATCATACTCCTCCATTACATCTGAGATATAATAATTCATAAAATCTTTTACTCGCTCTGACTGAGCCTCTACTTCAGGAGTTGATGCTCCTATGATTTGAGTTCTAACAGGGCCTCCTGCTGGTAATAATTCTTTGTACGATTGTGCCTGAAATTGAACCACGGATTCAGATAGTAAGGGATGATAAACTCCACTGGCACCAGAGAAAGGTCTGGTTCTTTCCTCGTACTTAAAACCTAGTAAGTCTAATCCTTTAGTGTACCCCTGTTCCCATTCTTCTCTTGAACTTTTGTCAGAAGAGTAATCTGCTTGTAAATCATTAGAAAGATTTTCTAAGTCGTTGTCATCCATGACCTCTGCCAAGTTTGCACCAAAAGAAGTAACATCAACTTGCTCTTCAGGATTAATGATAACACTACCATCATCCTCCTCTAAAAATTTTCCGTCAGGATTATCTCCTTGTAAATTTATTTCTTGTCCAACTTTTTCTATTTGTAATTCTTCAGCCGGATTAATCGCTTTATCTATATTATCAACCATTTATGACCTCATCTAACGAAAGTAAACTAGAGCTCCATACTTGTCCACCACTTTTACGACTGATGTAGTTTTGTAATAATCCCTCATCGAACTCTTTTGAAGGGTTGTCGTAATTCTTACTTTTTAAGTATTCTATTGTTGGAGCTAAATCTATAAAACCCCATCCTTGTTTAACATTTGATATGTATCCACTCTTATCACGAAGGTCATCTGGATTCACAACATAAGTGTTAAAAAACTCACCTTGATCGTTTTTCGCACCTTGTTCATATAATACAGGTGGCACGAAATCCTCACCATATATTTGTTGACCTAGTTTATTAATTTTATCAACTACGTTTGTTGCAGCTTTGTACATTGTATTGTTTGTAGGGTTTTCATCAGAACCATAAAAATTAAGATGACCTTGTGCTCTCTTTTGACTTCTCTCATCATTAAACTGTGCAAGTGTTGTTTCAGCGCTTGAAAAGTCAACTCCGCCCGTTGGATTGTTTTGACCACCTAATTGAATTTGAGCAGAGTGCTCACCAGGTATCCATTGAACTTTATCAACACCTGTTCTAATAGAATCTAAAACAAATTGATAAATAGATTCTTCAGCGTAACCTAACGGACCAGTAGCCACATAAGGTAATGTTTTTGAAACTTTACCCTCTTGGTTCTCTCTACTTATTTTGTCGTCACGATATAAATTTTCTAAATACTTATTTAGTTTTTTTGCATATTTAAATAGTTCAGCAGCTCTATCATTATTGTTTAAATAATTTTCTCTGTTAGCCTCTGGTATGTTATCAATCATAGTAGCCTCTTGACCACCGAACTGATCAAAGATGGCCTCTTTAACTATGTCTGAAGAAGCAGGGACAAAAACATCACTCCCTCTTTGAGCAGTAGCAAGTATATCGACAATAGCACTACTCTCGTTTGGTGTAACTTTAAATATTCTTTTAAAATTTATGAGATCATTGTTTGCAAAATCTGTAATCTCCTGTTGTATTCTGTCTTGTTGAATTTTTAAACTAGGGTCGTAGTACTGATTCTCTCTACGTATCAAACCTTCATCATCAGATTGAACTTCAATAAGAGTATTATACTTTACACCACTGGGATCTGTTAATACACCTGTTCTGTAATGAAAGGTGTCATGACTTTTAGTATCTGTCCAAGAGCCATCAAAGTGTGTGCTGGCTTTTCCAGACTCACCTAAAGCTCCCTCTCTCATAGCCACAGTGATTCCTTGAACGTCATAGTTTTCTAAACCCGCTGGTCCTGTCGTTCTATAACTTGGCCCTGATCTTTCTAAAAAAGATAGTAAGTTTTGATCTTGTGCATCGCCAGACGCTGGCACTTCTAAGTTTTGATCGATTACTTGATTTAAAATGTCAAACTGTTTGTCGAATGATTTAAATAACTGAATGTCTCTGTATGCCTCGTTGTATTCAGAACTGCCTAAAGGTAAGTCATTAATTCTTGCTTCGTCTTCCAAATATTTTAATTGAAGCGACTTATAATTCATACCAAAATTTTTCTGTGCTTTTTCATCTCTAAACTTTGCTGCCATCTCTTTAAAATTTTGATTAGCCGCACTTATTAGCTGAATATATCTTTCGTTGCTCATTTCGTTTCCACCAACTTGTTCAGTGATAAATTGTTGATTAGTAAGTTGAATTATATTTAATAAATCATCTTGCATGGGCATGAGCACACCCTCTCTTAAAAAACGTCTGTCATACAAATTAGTTAATTGATCATTTAATTCTTTTAAACTTTTTATGTATAACTGTGCATTACTCAGTCTATTCTCATCATCTCTTGCGTATCTTACTTTCGTAACCTGAGAATCAAGACCAGGGTTATTTAAAATATCAACGAGTTCTTGTTTAGTAAAAACTCTATCTTTGTTTCCTAAAAGAATGGACTCAAGCCCGGACTCTTTTAACTCAGCTGCAGAGAGAAAATCACCAAAGGGTGTGTTTCTATACAAACTCTTTGCTTGTCTTAAGTCAGTGTAAAGTTGCCCTGCATTCTTTTCAAAGTCATCTGGTAATAAATTAATGTAAGCTTTTAGAGCAGATACACGCCTTCTATCCTTATCAATCTCATAACTTTTTTCTCCTGTAAAATCTACTCTACCTGCTTCAAAAAAATCATTGAGGTCATAGATCGTGCCCATAAATTCAAACTGAGATGTTTTCTTATCTTGAGGCTCAAATGATTTTATGTATTGAGTGACCACATCAGTTATCTGTGGCCCGTATGTTCTAACCGCTCTGTCTACTAAAAAGTCTTTAACTATTTTTATAGGGTGTAGTTTTGTAAATTTTTTAAAAAGAGCCTTATCTCTTGCAATCTTGTCTTTATTCTTTTTTCGAAACTCGTCTATATTTTTTTGATCAGAGTTTACAAAGTCTCGGATTGTGTCAATAAAACTATTCGCCTCTGATTCACTAACTCCGTCTAAACGAGAAGCTGCTGCGTCCTCTGCCGTCTTGGCTGCACCTTCTATGTCCTCTCCAATTGTTTCTTGTTCCGGTGTCCGTGATTCAGGTCTCGTGTCTAAAAAGCTGACAATGTCTTTTAGTCTGTCAAATATTGACATTAGTAATATTCCTCAGAGCTGTGGTTAACTGGTTCATCATCAAAGTCATCAGCCAGCTCAATCCAACGACCCTGTCTAAATCTCATTAATGCTTGTGTCATGGAGTCAACTAAGTCGTCGTGCTCACCATATGGAAAGGCGGCACACTCTTCGATTACCTCTTCTGCCCAGACTTCATCTGGGGCCCATACTACACCAGACTGAAATAGTGGTGCTACAGCATTAACTCTGCTCAACTTATCATTGCCTTTGGAAGGTGTAAAGTTGATAACAGGAATACCACGCATACGAAGTTCTTGTGTTAACGGCATACCTGTGGCTTTTGCTTCGATGACCACGGACTCCGGTTCCCAATACTTGTAGCTGTCATAAGCAATCTCTTTCATCTCAGGAAAGTCCCACCTGCCCTTTTTCATATCAAGCAAAATTATGTTTGGTGTTTTTTCGTCAGGCATGAATATACCCCATGTAGTGATAGCGGAGTAGTCGGCGGTTTCTTTTTTACTAAATGCAGTATCATAAGATTGTATCACGTGCATCAAACCAGGCATCTGTGACTTCTCCCACGTCTGCCACCATTCCCGTTTGATGATAGCTCCTTCTTCTGCTGTGGGATTCTGTTGCCACTGTGCATTCCATTTTGCAACAGAAATAGATGCTTTAACAGACTCTAATTCTTCTTTTTGCCAATACTCTGGCCACACTGGTTTATCGGAAGGTAAGATCGCCGGAAACTCTATAATCTCCCATTGGTCCGCTTTCGGTTGTCCTTGAGCCTTGATCAGTTCTCCGGTGATATCTTTTGTATTCCAACGAGTCATGACAATCACAATAGAACCACCAGGCTGCAAACGTTGACGAGGACCTGATGAATACCACTCCCACGCATTCTCTAATGCTGTTGC